AATGGATATCCTGACCGTTGGCAAGCCTGTCCTTAATCTCATCCTTCAGGATGTTAACAAGACGGTCTATGTCCTGGGGGCTGTCAGATGTCCGGCAGATGATCATTAGTCTAGGCTCTCGATGTAGTTACCTGCCATGTCCTTGTCGATTACGGGGTCAAGGATTTCCTTTGATGCACCTAGCGTCAAAAGGTAGAAGAACTCCGCAGGCAGGGTGATTGCGTTGCAAAGGTGTTGGTAGCGTTTGGCATCCTGTTCGATAGACATTTAGTTAATGCCCCGTGATTCTTTGGCTGAGTACCGCTTCTCAAGCTCTAGGACAAACTCGGCAATAAAGAACACCAAGACATCTATCGGCAGCTTGGACAGGTCATCCAAGTCAATCTCATGCTCACCTTCATATTTGCTCATTTTTCGTTCCTCAGATGCTTGCGTAGCTTGATGAAATGCTTTTCAATTTCTAGCCTGGCGGTCAACGGATTCTCTTGCTCTAACAGCAGGTCGGTTGCAATCTTCTCAAGCTGCCTGTACCAGGCTTGTGTTTTTTCAGGACTCTTTTGCAATCGATTCTCCATACTCAGAAGCCTTCTCAAGGCTGTCAAATGGGATAACAATGCCCGTAGATACGACATAAAACTTTTGTTCATGCTCATATATCTCCACACATCTGTGCCGTTTGTGGTCATAGAACAGGCCTGCTATAAACCCACGGGTAATCACTTCCTGAGCAAGCCCACTATTAGTCATTGACCGTAACTTTGATGTACGAACTGCCCTTGCCACGGTAGGCCTCAAGATCAACATCGGGGGCAACCTCTTTAACAATTCGGCGGTAATCTACCGAACCCTTCTTCTCAATAAGAGATACAACGACATTGCCAAAGTGACCGCCAGTAGGATTGTTAGCGACAAGTTTTTCCTTAACCTGGTCATATTCAGCCTCAAGCTCTGCAATTTGCTTTTGAATTGTAGCAAGCCGTTCTGCTAGTTTCCTATCGTCAGGATCACCGCCAAGCAATGCCTTTTGATACTCGGCAAAGAAGGCTTGCAGCTTCGGGTAGTTTTCATCCATCCATCCCTTGTTGTACGGGACAAATGTGTGGCTGATGTCATCATCGGCCTGAACAACGACAAACAATGCCCTGGTCGCGCCAGTCACATACATTTGCACCTGCATCTGTGCATAGTATTCCGGCATATACAGCTCATAGTTGTGGGCAGAGTATTCTTGGCTGTAAGGGGCTTTGATTTCTAGGACAGTCGTTCCATCCTTACTCAGGCCATCAGGGGTTGCGCCCAGAAAGTCTTTGGTGACAAAGATTTGGTCATCGCCAGTCCCAACAAAGGTCATAAACTCTGAAGCGTACTCAACACCCTTAAACTCATTTGCCCGACCATGAGCCATAGCCGGATTGTCTTTGTAAACAAGCGTACCCTTCTGCGCCTTCAGCATATCATTCAGCACGGAACGGGGGGTCTTATACTTCCCCATCCCCAAGATTGCGCCGACATTACTGGCGGTTAGGTAGTTTTTCCTGTTGGGATCTAACGGCATAAATATCCTTATTGAATGAGATTTTCACGCGACATATTGACATGAAGCGCGCGGCGAATACCCTTAGTCACATTACCGCCACCGATGTCCTTGAAGGTCTGAAGGTCATCAGGAAGCATCCGAACCGATGTGCGGTGGGTGTAGAGCTTGTCTAAGGTGAAGCTGCTTACATCTTCCTGGACTAGATTGCAAAGACCGGCGGTGATAGAACCACCACCAATCCGGCGAAGTTGCTCGATTTCGTCACAGGTCATGGTCAGATAAAAATGAACCTTATTTACCTTATCCATCATCAGAATCCAATGTCATCGGCAAATGGATCAATGGAAGTTACGGCCTCTTTCTTGACCGCACCCTTCTCATGGGCTTCTTGCTTGGATGCCAACAGGGTCACACTTGCATTGCCTAATTCCAAGCTGCTTTTCTTGCTGCCGTCTTTAGCCGTATATTCACGCAGGGCAATCTCACCAGTCACACCGATGCGATCACCTTTGTTGATGTAAGGGACAATGCCGGTCTTTTTGCCGAACAGCGTGACATTGAGCCAGGTGGTAACCTTTTTGTCGCCATACCCCGAATCAACCGCCACAGAGAACGATGCCACATCGTCACCGCTTTTAAGCTGTTTGATTTCAGGCTGAGTACCGATACGACCAATCGCGCTAAAGCTATTCATAATTACTCCTTGTTTGCGTGTTCTAACTGGTTAACCCGTGACTTGAACACTTCGGTCAGGGCATCTTTCAACGGGGAAGGAAGGGTCTTGTAAAGCTCTCTGACAGCCTTTGGGCTTTTCAGATTGCCAAGCTGCTCAAGCACATCTTCCTTACTAACATCGGTGCGTTTATACGGGTTCTCAACATCAACCTTCGCCCACAGCTCATAGGCCAAGCCAAAGGTCAGGGCGGCAGCAAGGCAGATACCACGGCGGTGTGTGTCGGTAATGTCACGGGCTGAAATAGCATCAAACGGAATGGCATTGTTTTTATGATCCATGATGGCCTGTGGGACAGGCGGTGTTTCAGACCCGTCTGCATTGCGGAAACCAATCAGCAGATAACCACCGACAGGCGCACGGTGTACGACACCACCATCGGAAGCCGGAACGGAGAACGGAAGCCAGCCTGGTGCATTTTCGCGCAGAAGCTGCATGGTACGCGACCAGTTGACATAGGATGCTGAGAACTTGCCCGTGCCGATGGATTCAATAAGGTTAGGGGTGACTACACCTGAAAGTGACGGATAGCTCATCTTATTTCTCCAAGCCGTATTTGAAATTAAATGCTTCGGACATTTCCTCATCGGTAAAGCCCGTTTCGGACATTACATAAGACTTTTCCTGGTTTTCTTTGGCATAAGCCGACAGCCACCCGTAGATGGCTTTGCGGTCAGCATTGGATAAGGGTCGGTCATCCCTTGTGATGATTGGATATTGCATGGTATTACTCCTGTTGGGGTATGTATAGACTAAGTTATGTAAATCTACTTGTCAAGCGTTTTTTTATCTTTTTTCAGGGGCTTTCCAGGTCGTTCCATTGAATGTCCACCCCCTATGCTTCAGGGCTTGTTTTGCTTCCGTAATCTCGTCTTTAGGGTCACACAGGGGGTCAACAGTCCAATGTCCGGCTAGGATGGCAACCTCAGCCAAATCGACCAATGCAGCCAATGCCTGTTCAGCATGACTTAGTTCATAGGCAGACTTGCCCCTGTGATACCGTTCCATGTCAACCAGGTCAAACTTTTGGGTCTTGTTCATCAGTAGTTATAGTCCCGTTGGTCAGATCCTAAGATTTCCATCTGCTTGTTGAAGGCCTTGCAGTTTTCCTCAACAGATTCACGGTCACTAGACCGCGCTGATTCCCGACCATTATAGAGCCGGATTGCAGGGTTGCGCCTTTCCTCAGCTGGGGCTGCGTTATAGACCGGCTTGGGTTTGGCAAGCTCATCTTCCCACCGCCTCTGATTCAGGAAGGTTGCAGGCATCGGCAGGTAGTCCAGTTTGCCCTGGGCGGTATAGGCATCCACAAAGGCCTGTGTGCGTACATTGATGGTGGTTGAAAGACGATCTAGTTTCAGCTTCTGCCAAGCCTTCTCAGCCGTAGCCCTTGCCTGCTTCTTTGGGTAGATTGCGTACCATTTATCAAAGGCTGATTCGGCAGTAGGTTCTAATTCAAAGTCATTCATTGGTATTTCCTTGTTGGTTGTTGATTCTTTCGCCTATCCATCTTACAACAGGTACAGCCCAGGAGTTTCCAATAGCTTTAATGCGGGCGCTCTCCGAGCCGTCAATGCCGTCAAGATAGTCACGGGGGAAACCCATGCACTCAAGGGCTTCATTACTGGTCAAATATCGGATTCTTCCGTTATCTTCGATAAAGCATTGAGAAAGTCGTTCAAGGCTGACTCCACCCTGGCAAGTCGTGAACATCGGTAGACGATGTCCTTCGCCCCGTTCCTTCTTATTAGCCCATTCAAGGCTTTGAGGCTCAAATAGCGTTTTTGCTGCTCGTTTCCATGACTTACGATTTGCGACAACAAATACGCGGAATCGTCTTGTCGCTGATGTGTCGAAGTTTCTAGCGTCAAGAAGCCGGTAGGCGAACCCATACCCGATTGCTGCCAACCCACCGAGGAACACTCCAAAATCCCTTCCTCTGTTAGCCGACAAAACCCCTTCGACATTCTCCCAAATGAGCCATTCGGGGCGATATTTATTAGCAATTGCAAGGTATGTAAGCATGAGGTTTCCTCTTGGGTCGCAGAGTCCTGTCCGAAGTCCAGCCATGCTGAATGATTGACATGGAGTTCCTCCGCAAAGAAGGTCAATTGGTTCATCGTTCCACTCCTGAAATTGGGTCATATCTCCGTAATTCGGGACATCGGGGTAATGGTGCTTTAATACAGCACAAGGGAATGGCTCGATCTCGCTGAACCAGGCAGGCTGCCAAAAAGGCCAAGCAACCGATGCAGCCTCTATACCGCTACAAACACTTCCGAACTTCATTTGGTATGTCCTTGTTGGTTGTTATGCAAATAATCTTTTTTGTCTATATGAATCATCAATTCTCTGACAAGCTATATCAAAATATCTAGGCTCTCGTTCAATCCCTATAAAGTTAAGACCTAGATTAGCAGAAACAATACCAACCGTTCCGCTTCCCATATAAGGGTCTATTACAATTTCATCAGCAATAGCATGGGGCATTAAACAATTCTCAACAAGTTTTGGTGGAAATGAGCAAACATGGCCTGTTCCTGAATCGGCAGGTATTCTCCAAACATCTAGCATTCCAAGAGATTTTTCAATCCTTCGTGGTTTTTTGATTTGATAAATAAGTTCATGCCCTTGCTGATACCGCCCAGTTGGAGTTGAACCGCCGCACCTATCCCACACAATTTCACACCATATTGGGAAATCTGATAACCAATGTATCGGATGATATACCTTGCTTGTTCCTGAGTCTTTATTCCTTGAATGCCACGCATACCTAATTCGATGATTATAAAAAATGCTGTCCGTGCATATTCTTAAAAGTTCACTCAACACTAACTTTTGGTCTTTTTGATAATCACTTTCTGACATTTCATCAAAATACCATTCTGCGTATTTTGCGGACATCGCAGCATTTGCAGCAGTTTTTGCGCCAGGACTTGTGTGGCTTTCTTTATGAAGATTATATGGGGGGCTTGTGACGCACCAATTTACTGACTGACTATCAAGTGTTGCCATAATCTCTCTGCAATCGCCCAGAATGAGACGGCAGTTACCAATGATTTCTTCTTGCATGGTGGTATTCCTGTTGGTGTTGTATTGATATTTATACAGCAAACAAAATTGCTGTCAAGCGGTTTATGAAAATCTTTTTTTGCGTAGATTATTTATGTAATCAGGCTAATCCATAAACTTTAGGTAAAGGGGGTCTATGATGCCTTTGGGTGATACTGGCATTTGCTTTGGTGGTTTCATGGTGGTACTGAAGCGATGATTGTCACAAACTCTTTTCGGATGGGTATCTTCCGCAGGGTAGTCGCCCTGTACCTACATCATCACCACTAACTGTGTTTTACGCACGGCGGCATCATACCGTGATCACTTCAGTAAGACTTTCTTGACCTGCCTGCATCTCTGACAGCGTGACTATCGTGGGTCGTGACGGCACTTGACAAACCAGGGAATAATGCAGATACTTGCCTAAGTTTGTTTGGTTGCACATACAGACTACGACAAGTCGCAATGACCTGTCAACCCCACTTCGGTGGGGTTTTTTATTGCACACAGACAAAAATTGGTGTATGGTCTTGCAAACCACGCATACAGGCTATGTATGAACCGCAGAGAATACTTGCTTCTCAGGGCTGCAAAGGGGCTAATTAGAACCCCCAGAATCTGCGACAACGACATTATTTACCTGTGGCAACTGGTCGGAATCGAGCATGAAGGCCTGCCAGTCTACAAGGTCGGCATAACCTCAAATAAATGCAAATCTACGCGCATACAGGTTGTTGCAAGGCGACACAAGGTAGGATTCAAGATCATCGCCTGGACTAGGGTGGGAAATGCTAGGGCGGTTGAAACAGAGCTTCTAGGCCTCGGAAGCCGGACAAAGATCCGTGATATGGAAGGTTATACGGAAATACGCGCTTATTGCCCCGAAACCCTTGAAAAAGCCCTTAAAATCATTGAAAAGTATAGCCAGTCTGCGTAAGTCATTGATATTGCTAATATACTGAATGTCTTAATTCATGCAATAAGTCCTTATTGCAGAACTGGCCTTTGCAATAGCAGAAAGTTTACAAAAAGTTCACAATCTTTTTCTTGACTTGTGTGTTTATTAGGTACATACTGTTTACATGGAAGGGCAATCAAGCCCGACCAATAACAAGGACATACCATGAAAACCTATCCTATCGCAGCACGATTCTTAAACAAGACCACGGGGGTCAACAAGACCCTTCCGGCAGAAGCCAAGACCATACAGGCCAATGGCGGTTGGTGGTTCTTTGAAGTGAAACATGATGGCGAAACCTTGTTCTCAGAACACGGAACAAAGTCTAAGAAAGACCTGGTTGATCACTCACTTAACGATGTCGTGGAGTTTGTCCTATGACCTACCGCAAATTATCTTATGAAGAAAGGGTAGATGCTGCCACCGATTATGTGCGCTATCAGCCCATCCAAGACCTTGTGCCACACATTCTGCGGTGGATTGATAAAGACAAACACGCATGGGACTATTTTGAAGAATGGTATGTCGATGAGCTTGTCAACGAAAAATCTGACTATGATGGGAACGGATATGAAGGCTAAACTAAATAATTTTCTGTGTGACCTTATCGCATACATTGCAGTCGGCGGTACGATGGCTATAATGGTCATATGCTTTCTCACCCCACAGTAAGGACTAGTTATGCCCCTGAAGAAAGGTTACTCCCAAGCCACGATTGCTAAGAACATTCGTGCTGAGATGAAGTCCGGCAAGCCGAATAAGCAAGCCGTTGCCATTGCCCTATCGGTCGCAAGTAAGGCCAAAAAGAAGCGGAAAGGATAAGCCATGCCAAAGGGTCTATATGCCAACATTCATGCCAAGCGCGAACGGATAGCTGCCGGATCGGGCGAGAAGATGCGTAAGACTGGTGCTAAAGGTGCGCCTACTGCTGCATCGTTCAAAGCTGCTGCCAAGACCGCGAAGAAGCCGAAATGATCAAGAAAGCTGGTGAAACCTTCTCAGGCTATAACAAGCCCAAGCGTACCCCTAACCACCCAACCAAGAGTCATGCTGTCCTGGCTCTCGAAGGCGATGTTGAAAAGCTGATTCGTTTCGGTCAACAGGGTGTCAAGGGGTCGCCGGAAGGTAGCAAGCGGAACGAATCATTCAAGGCTCGCCACGCTAAGAACATTGCCAAAGGAAAGATGTCGGCTGCGTTTTGGTCTGACCGAGTAAAGTGGAGTTAATGCGCCACTCAACAGGAAAACCGACCAAAGCAGAACAAGCCAGGTTCAACACAATCAAGGATTCTTCGGTCTGCGTCTGCTGCCACCAGTTAGGTCTAATCTCATCGTATGTAGAGATTCATCACATACTGTCAGGAAATCGCAGGATTGGGCATATGGCGACAGTTGGGCTTTGTCCGTGGCATCACAGGGCTGTTCCGTTAGATGGGCATACAAAGGCTTCTATGCGGTCTGAGTATGGGTTCAGCCTGGCAGAAG